ACTATTATAACTTTCTTCTCACTAAATCCCATCAAGTCCATACCAAAGCAAGGGACTATCTCCTCTCCTACCTTTGGTGTCTTAGGATATATTATATTGTTGTGTATATTAAGCTTCTTACCGTCCCATATATCTACATGCCTAGATTTTAGGAAATACTTACCACTGTATAAGTCAGCAGTTAATTTAGTGCCTTTCTTATTCTCCCACGTTGCATGGTTGGATTCAAATTTTAGGTCAGGGAAGACATCAAAGACTGCTGATCTATAACCAGCCCATAAATCTTTCATTATCCTCTCATATTAGTTTCAATACGACCCTTAATCTGATTCATCTCAGAGTGATCATCATTACTATCTGAATGGAATACTTGATCATATCCACTCTTCTCTATTATCTTATCTCTTATATCCATCTGACGCTTCTCTTTAGCAATACGTCTAAGAAATGCGTAGTAAATTATTTGTGTGAAATAAGCAAAGGGATTCTTTGACTTAGCAGGATCAAAGTTATCAATATACTGGACACAGTTCTCCACACCATCGGAGATCATATCCTCTTTATACATGTAGTTAATGAAGTTAGGTCTGTATGATAAATGTGTAGCAATCTTTAAGAAACATTCAGCAAGGTAGTGTGTAATCCTTGGTTTTTCTTTATCTAATGCCCGAGCTTCATCTACTGCTTGACGATACTTAGTGATCTCTTCAAGAAACTTTTTATTATCTACATAGTGTTGTTTTTGTTTACGTGCCACGGCTGCCATATAATTGTCTCACCTTCACATATTGTATAGTAAAGTTTACTTATTGTCAATGTTTGTACGTTTCCAGAAGTCTTCTAATTGACCTCTGAAACTAGATACTTGACCAACAAGTCCCATGTTTTTGTTGATTGGAATCTCTACTTCTTGCTTGTTACCACCCTTCTCTTTTCTTACCCACATTTTATACATGAGCACAGACTCCATTGACATGGGTGCCACGGTGACAACATCATCTTCATTAACCATATAGAATTCTTCATCAGAAAACATCATCCATTTCAGTAAACCAACTGCCATACCAGGTTGACCATCCTTTTCAACTTGATGGTTGTGTGGTGACGCAGGGTCTTGAATATAAAAGACCGTCTTGTCTGGATTAGTGTCTTCGTTTGTAGCAATCATGGAGCCAAGAATGGTTTCCCCTGACTTCAGTTTAATAACACCGAAGAATTCTTGCTCATGTCTGATATAGTTGATCATCTTTTAAGATTAACTTTGGTTATTTCATAATCAAATTTCTCCTCATTGTATATCTTGATCCTTTCGGCAAGATGTCGGAGAGTATAATTATACTGGTGATCTTTAGAGCAGTCATCAGCAATGTCATATAACGTTGCCTGTGCTTTGTTATCACCTTTTCGTAATACCCTTCCTATTGATTGGAGATTCCTCACCCTAGACTTACTAGGAGATGCGAAGATTACATTATGAAGATTCTTAATGTTAATACCAGTGGAGAAGGTTCCATACGATGCTAATATTATAGCATCCTTTTCACGTTCGCATATAGCACGTGCTTCTTCCCTCTCTATAGCATCAACACCACCGTGTATGAAGAAGATCTTACGATCTTTACATACCTTATTATTTATCATTTCCCATAAGGGTTCTCCATGCTTCTCGATGTAGTTAAAAAGCACAAGAGTATTACCCTCTAAATCTAATGCTAGGTTGCAAATAAAGTTGCTACGTCTAGTGTGCATGCATAAGTATTCCATCTCCTGTTGATAATGATCAAAGGGCACCCAACCATGTCTTAGTAGTACAACCCGCACCTTCAATGGTGTTAGGTGACCCTTCTTCATCAAGTCAGCTGTATTGGTTACCGTATCAACCCTACCAAATAATCCTTCAAGTACCAGTTGATGTGCTTCCATACCATCTAGGGTACCAGTCAAACCTACACGATACTTCGCATCCATACACTTGGTGAGGATACCTGTAAGACTCTTAGCCTTGTATTGGTGTGCTTCATCACCTATAATAACGTCAAACCTTTCAAAGAATTTCTTAGGCTCCTTGTATATACTTTGCCACGTGCTTATAACTACAGAGTGGTCTACATATTTCTCTTCACCACCCATAATCTTATGAACATCCCTGACATTCCAACCATAATCTATAAAATCCTTATACAACTGTTCTACAAGAGAGACAGTAGGGACGATAATTAATATATCTCTCTTCTTTAATAGGTGCCAACGCACCAATGCATATATTATTAACGACTTCCCCGAGCCCGTGGGGGATAGTAAAAGCTTGCGACGAAATTTAATCGCAGAGTAAATTCCTTTAAGCTGGTAATCTCTTGCTTTAAAGGGGATCCTAAGAGCACGAACAAAAGCCGCTGTGCCTTCAGGTGTGACATACTCTTCGACCTCATTAGGTTTACCAAAGTATTTATCTTCTAAGACCTCATAATCATACCCATGTTGTTCCAGATAGTCAGTAAGGTAGTCATATAGTCCAACATATATCTCACCAGTACCAGGTGAGTAGAGTCTTATCTTTCCATCCCAGTATCTTCGTTTGACTGCTGGCATAAACTTAGCACCAGGCACTTCAAACTGAAAATGCTCACTTAATTCTTTATGAAGATGGGGTTCTGCCTCCACCTTTAGAAAGATCTCGTTCTTCTTTGTGATGGTGGTCATCGAATCCCATAATACTTTATAATTTCAATAGTGTTCTTAATAGCAAATCCTCTATTGTGGATCTCCTTAAGTATCCTATCAATAGAATTTATACAAGTTTCAAGGTAGTCTATTTTCTGCTTAGCTCGACATACTTCATCATCACTATCAATGAACATGTCAAGATCTCCCTTTAATACCTTGAGATCAAAGGGTTTCTCTGCGTATACAGAGGATGGTGCTTTACCATTATAATATAACCACTTCTCTTTATATAATTTACTGTACTTTGTCTGAGCATCGGACAGCATGAGTTTAAATTCATTGTATAATTGCAAGTATTTTGCATGCAGTCTGGGTGTTTCCATACTATCGTTGGCAAGCAACTCAGGTAACTCCCTGTGATCAAAGAATGCTTCAGCGTCCTTTGCCCACAACTGTTCAATTTTCTCAAGATTCATTCTAATTGCTTATTACGTTTCGTATCTTCCTTAGATCTGATTTGATATGCAAGGTATCTAAATGATACTGTTGCCATAGCATACTCTGTGCCATCTACTGTAGCATTAAACTCCAATGCATTCAAGCTTATAGGTATAAGATCTTCAAATACTACATCAAAGTTATGATTAAAGTTACTATTCAATACCATTAATGTAGCATCAGCATATAGATCTTTGTTACCAAACAACTGCTGCATCTTATTCACAAACTCTGTCCTTTCAGTAGTATTATCAGGAGTACCTAGTGCACGGATCCAGTTGTGTAATATCAAATAGTTTTCTAGGTTTTCATCTACAAGAAATGACAAAGTTAATGGGTCATACTCAATGAAACCTTCTAATGGTAGTGATCTAAACGGTGTAGACTGTTGCTGAATACTAAGATTCATGCTAGGAATGTTAGCAGTCTGACAAAAGTAAGATACCTTTGGATATTTTGCGAGAGCAAACTTGAACCCTATCGGAGATAGGAAGTTTCTATTCTCTATTTGCTTGTTCCAGGTTGTCATACCTATACGTTAGTCGATCCCAGATTCCTCTGGCGTGATTGTTATGCTCAACTAATTTCTGAGCCCAAATTCTATCCTCCAGACTAACTTCCCTGTTAAGTTTAGTTTTACAGGCAATGATTGTTAGTCTAAGTCTATAGTCCTTGCTTAACATATTTATATCCGTGGTATATATGACTTATACTTTTCGATGTTTGGTATAATATCGTTTTCTATTCTCTGTGTTAAATCATCTATAACATTTACGTCTAGTCCCATGAATGGTGGAATGATTCCTAAGATTCTTAGAAGTCCATCTAAGAATAGTGCTAGGCATGTGAAACCTAATATCATACTAATAATTGTTGCTTCTCTATTGTGCTTCCTCATTGATGCTTCATCAATGGCACGAGCCTCCGCTAAAGCATCAGCAATCATCTTGTCTACTTCTGCCTTAGTATAAAAATTTCCTAGTATGGGTATGTCATGTTTATCCATTAACCTCCTATTGCCAGTACTCGTCGAGTCTTTCAAGGACATTTGTTAGAATCCTCTGTGCGGCTCCACGCTGTCGGTCATCCCATTCGGGATACCATTGCTTATTGTCGAGACCAGTTTTCATTCTCATAATATAAGCGGTCATCGCAACTTTGTCAAGTCTACCATTCATATGGGCATAGCTATTCTTATTATTTAACAAAAAAAGAGACCCCGAAGGGTCTCTTGTGTGTTGATATCGATATCGATATTACATGAGGTTTGTAACCTTAACACGTCTGTAATAACGGTTAGCGTTAGCAGTAAGAGCACCTTGACCTTGTGTAAGACCCTCAGCGAATGGGTTTGCAACCATTC